CTACCTGCCCAGCTTCACGCGGACGGTGCCGCCGCCGGAGCCCTTTGTGGTCAGGGCGTAGCCCATGAGCGTGTTGGCCGTGTCGGTGGCCGTAGCTGCTCCGCTTCCGGACGTGCCGCCAACGGGATTGCCGTCGGCGTCCCAGTAAACGGCGGCGCCGGCATTGATCGCCGCGGTCGCGGCCGGAATGTCAAAGACGCCTTCAACGGCCAGCTGGCCCTGGGCACCGTTGGCCACGTCGGTCATGGATACGCCAACCAAGGACCCGACAACGACTACCTGTCCCGATACGATATCGGCACTGGCGGTGAAGGGAATGACCCTGCCTTCCTGAATATAGTTCTTCGCCATGATCACATTTCCTCAAGGGACTTCACGCTTTGTCCAAGCATGGAAAGCGGACAGTCCTGGTTTGTGCATTTGTGGTATCTGATCCGGAAACAAGCTGACCAGGGCATCGTCCTTGTGGTCTGAAGCTGATGACCGCAAGCAGGGCAGGTGGCCTTGAGTCTGGCCGTGTAGGTCACTCCTGCCTTTGCCGCGTCCACCAGCTCAGCCACGAGCAGGAGTGTTGCCCGGTTAAGCGCCACCATCATTCTTGTAGAGCGCCCGCCAGTCCACGGCCTTGGCGCCGCAGTCAATGCGGACCTTGTATTCGACGCCGTCCATGTTGAAGCCCTCGCGGCTCTCCAGGTAGGGGACCTGGTTTCCGTTCAGAAAGAACACGGTCACGGTCTTGCCCTTGGGGCCGGCCAAGTACCAGGCATTGGCGTCGTCGTCGTCCAGTCGCGGATCATAGACGCGGGTGAAGTAGTTCCCGGCGTAAGGGTTGGCCTTGCCCGGGGCCGCCTGGGTGCCCTCCAGGGCGCTCAAAAAGAGCTGTTCGCAGGTTCCTTCCAATGCAACCGGGGCCAGGAAGAACTGAGGCCGGATGTTCAGGGAGCGCAGGCCAAGAATGTCCTTCTGCTTGCGCATGGCCGCAATGCCGTCGGCCAAGGTGGAGACGCTGACCGCGCCGCCCGTCCCGGCCAAGTTGTCGTGGTCGGTATGGAAAAGGTCCTTACCGTCGCCCATGGTCTCGTTCCCGGTCAGCACGACATAGGCCACGTCTCCGACCTTGCGCCCGGCGGCTTCGCCGTGGGCCTGCGGAATGGTGGTCAAGGCTCCCAGATCGTCGTTGATGATGGCCTGGCGACTGATCGCAAACAGCTTGCCATAGGTCGCAATCTGGAACTGCTCCTGGGCTTCGCCCCTGGTGCCGTGGGTGTACTCTGCCAGTTCGGCCACTTCTTCCAGGTCGCTCATTTCCGAGGGCCTGACCACGGAGTGGGTCTTGAAATCGTTGGCATTGCCCGTGGCGCACCACTGCATCCATGTTTCACTGGAAGTCTCGTACCCCATGAGTAGGGACTTATTGGCGCTGGCTGCCAGGATCTTGGGGAAGTCGGATGTGGTCAGTGCCCGGCCGATCATTTCGGGCAGGTTGCGGCCAAACCTGCGTTGTCCGGCTCGGATCAGGCATTCCCGGGCCAGTTCCCGCAGGGTGTAGCCTGCCAAGTCGTTCTCTTTGGCCATGATCAGGCCGCCGCGTAGCAGGATAGCTTCCTGTGCGGCTGCCCGGAACTTTTCGCCGTCGGTCGCGCCAATCTCCACCCGGAAGCCCGGGGCCGGGGACCTGTTTTCACGAACCGACTTCAGGACCGTGGCCTGGAATTCCTGGACGCTCTGGCCGCTTGTCACGGCTTCGCGGGCCTGGTCCATGATTTCAAACTCCTGGCCGATGGCCATGATTTCACCGACGCGGGAGCGCTCCTGCTCCAAAACTTGGTTCTTTTCCATGTGCTGTGTCTCCGATCGTGCTTTGGCCTGGCTGTCCGCACCGATGGGCGTGATGGAGAGTTCCTTCACGGTCCACTTGGTTGCGACCTTGACCGGGCCTTGAAAATTTCTGCCGTCAACGGTCTGGGACTGCCCTTCGGGAATCCAGACCGACTCCTCAACCGCATAACCCACGGAAAAGTCCGTGAGGTGGCCTTCCTGAACCTTGGTCATGGCGTCCTGGGCTCGGAGCACTGCGGAAAACTCCACCAGGCCCACCAGTTCCGGACCCTGCACCGTGATTCCCGACACGCTCCCCAGGACCGTTTCCACGCTGCCTCTGTCGTGAGAGTCCAGCAGGGGCACTTGGGCCGGGTAGGATGCGCCGCTCATGAGCAGCACTTCGTTCACGATGCCCCGTTCCCAGTCGTAAACGCGCACGGGGTTTTCCGTGGCCATGACCACATGCACCTGCCGGGCCTCGATATTCATGGTCTGAGGGCCGCCGGAAAGCGGCATTTTTCTGGTCGTCAGTTTCATCCTAAAGCCTCCATGGCTTTTGCTCGGTAAAATGAGTCAATGCGTCCGGTGTCGCTTTCCCAGATGCCGTCCACGTTGTCGGCCGGGAACCCTTCCCGCACTATCCAGCCCATGACCGTGGCTTCGGAGCGCCGCGCATAGTCGCAGATTTCCTTCATGCCGGTCAGTTTCCGTTCGTTCATTGGTCATCATCCCCTATGGCGGCCGGATTGCTGGCCAGCGCCGTTGATACTTCGCCGCGGGAAAGCCCGCGTTCGGCAATCATGCCTTCTGCCTCCAGGATCTCGTCCAGCAGCTCTTCATAGTCCCGGCCACGTGCCGCCGCGATTTCCTGTGGGCTTCGGAGCAGGCTGTTCAACTGGTCCACATGAGCCTTGGACTCTTTCAGGGGGTCAATGGATTCCATGCCGGGCGAGACCCATTTGGCCTTGTTGTAACGGGCGGGGTCGCTCCAATATCCTGGCAGGTCCAGGCGCTTGGCCAGGACGGCTTGACGAATAACTTCCTGGAAGACCGGGCCGCACAGGTGGTTGATCATGCGGCCGTGGTGGCTCTTGAGGATCTGGTTCAGATCGTTCCGGCAAACACGCATGGTCGAATAGTTGATGCCGGAGTAGTCGCCCGAAAGCATCTCGTAGGGCACGCCGGTGGTAACGGACAGCATGCGCAGGACGAGGCGCACAAACGGATCGAAGTTGTTGCCCGGCCGGTTGTGGCTCGCCAGGTTGATCTTCTCGCCTGGTCGCAGGTACTCCAGGACCGCATTTTCCAAGTTTTCATACCGGGGGCTTGCGCTCGCGCTCACGCCTCGCAGGTCCTGGAAGCCTGAAAGGTCCGGGGTTTCGATGAAAGCAAGATACTTGGCGGCCATTTTGGCGCCCTCGATTTCGGCCGCCAAATATTCCCCAAGTTCCAAGGCCGCCAGAACTCCGGGGGCAAAGGGGCTTATTCCCCGGAGCTGTCCGGGCCGCTGCATGACATAGCCGTGGATCACGTCCGCCGCTGCCACGCGCATGGGCCGGGTGTCGGTTTCGAACCAGTAGGCCAGGACCTCCCCGGTTTCCGGATTGAATTCCACGCCCTGGTCGATCTCATTGGACCGGACAACAGGGGTGCCGTGGGTCGTCAGCCGGTCCGCCTCGATGGCCTGTAGGCAGAAGGGCAAAAGGCGCTTGGGGTCTTGAGATTGGCGCTTGATCAGGAAGTATTCACCGGTTTCCAGCTCCTGCCGTTTGGCGAGCTGGCAGATTTCCGGAAAGGTCAGCTTGCCGGCGATGTCGGCTTGGTCCTGCCAGCGCTTGAAGACATCTTCGATGGCGGTTCGAGTGGGACGGTTTCCGTCCTCCCCGGCCAGGGCCTGGGACTGCAGGACAAAGCCCTGGCCCACGGTCAGGGCTGTCAGTACTTCAATGGCTCGGCCGAAATATGGGAAATCCCTGACCAATTGCCGGACCCGCCGCCGGACTTGAGGGGAGCTGGTCCGGATCTCGGAATTCGCGTCCGTATCCACGGGGCTCCACCCGCCGATCCCTGGCTTTGCGGCTGCGTATTGGCGCTTGCCTTGGATCAGCTCCCGGGCTGCCATGCGGGACAGTTGCGCTTTGGGATTGAAGATGCCCACCAGATGATCAAAGGCCTGCCCGATCACGACGCGCTCCGGGCATAGGTCCGGCCCAAGGGTCGGGTGGTCAGGTTTTCCATGTTTGCCCGGCCCTCCACGTCCTGCAGCAGGCCCATGAACTCGGACACGCTGCGGAATTCGCGAGCCACGCCGTCAACGGTGTAGCTGCGCGTGATCCAGTTGCCGGAGGCCAGATCGTCTTTGAGCTGTCGGAGCAGATCGCTCCACGAGGTGAAGGCCATAAGAGTCTCCTTTGATGGGAGTCCCTTACGGCCTTCTTTTTTGGAAAATGGCTAATTTAGCGCCGATGACCGATAACGGTCCGTGATTTACCAGCCACGGTCTATTCTTGGGCTTGACGCTTTTTTTCGTTTGGGCGCCGGGGCCGGAGGGGGCGTCGTGGCGGCCAGCGCCCTGAGCCTGGATTTTTCGATACGATCCCGCTTCCAGTCGTCGATCATGGCCTTGTCGCTCTCCCAGACGGCCCCCAGCTTCGCGGCCGGAAAGCCTTCGTTCCTGATCCAATCCAGGACCGTGGCCTTGCTCCGCCTGGAGTAGATGGCAATTTCGTCGAGGCCGGAAAGGTTCGTGCTGGGTTTGATGACTTCGGCCGGGGCCTGGGGCCTGCTGCTCGGTGCTACCATAGTGATCTCCTCGTTGAGCCGTTTGGCTTCGGGTTGGGTTGTGGTGTTTGGTCCTGGGGTGCCCGCCAGTAGCGGATCCCGAGAATTTCAGCGCCAGCCAGGGCGTACACGCTGCAATCCCAGAGGTCGCAGCGCTTGTGCCCGGGCTGCCTCCAGATGCCGCGTTCGTCCTGGTATTCGGCGCTCATGTGCTTGATGAAGTCCGCGCTGGGCTCCTTGTGCAGGGTCATGCCGCCGGGGTTGTCGGCGCCCACGGCCAGCTTGCCGGACAGCAGCGTTTTGAAGTGGTTCGTGTCCACCCTGATCAACTGCAGGCCGCCAGGGATCGGGTATTGCTTGCCGTCGCGGCCGGGTATCTTGTCCAGGATGGTGGATGCCCACGGCGCCCCGCTCAGGCGCTGTTCGCCCTTCAGAGGCCTGGATTGCGGGCGCTGTCGGCACCAGTCGTAAACCTCGCCCGTGCGGTGCCCCTGGCTGTCGATCAGGGCCAAGCGGACGGGGTGGGTCCGTCCTTCCTGGTCTTGGTAGTTGCCGGCCCAGAGTGCGGAATCCAGGAATAGCAGATCCGGGGCAAAGCCTTCTCGGACCAGGTGGCCAGTCAGGTCCTGGTCCCAGGACCAGATGGCGAACCAAAACCCGTTGTCCTGGGTGTCGATCCCGGCGGTCAGGGTTACGGTCTCCGCCGGGACCACGCCGGCCGGAAGTTCCACCTCCAGGGCCAGGATGGCGTCCGGCTCCTTGGCCGATTGCTGCCGATCTTCCCACGGTTCGGAAAGGGAAGAATTGACGAAGTTGTGCAGGGGGCCGGAGTTGCCCTGCTTGGCCTCTTTGCTGGCCCGGATGAACTTCACGGCCAGACTACCCCACGTGGTCCATGGACTGTAGACTTCCGACAGGTGATAGCTGACCCTATCGGCCGGGGCGTCCGGGTTGCCGGGTATCCATTGCCCGGCGTCCAGCATGGCCGCCTTGTGGCGTTCGGTGATGCGGCCCTGGCAGTGTGGGCATTCCAGCCAGGTTTCCCGGGTCACGGTTTCCGCGTCCGTGGTCTCCGGCCATTTGACGTGTTCCCAGCGCAGCACAAAGCAGGTCCCGCAGTGCGGGCACGGCACATGATAGCGCCGCTGGTCTCCGGCCTGAAACGCCTGCCAGACGGGGCCACGGGCCAGGGTCGGCGTGCTGGCCAGGATGATCTTGTGATTTCGGAAGCTCTTCACGCGCTCCACGGCCAGGGACAGGGCGTCCGCTTCTTTCGCGCTTTCGTCCGGCCACTTGTCGATTTCATCGGCCAGCAAATACCTGATCGGCCTGCTGGCCAACTGGGCAGGGTTGCCAGCGCCCTGCAGGTAGATGCTGCAGTTATCCAGCCGCATTTCCGCCGCTGCGAAATCAAAGCGGTCTCCGGTCTTGTGTTTGGCCAAGGCCGGGCAATCCTCGATCAGGGGTTGCAGGCGGTTCTTGCTGAACGACTTGGCCGCCTCCATGGAGCTTTGAACCAGCAGGACCGGGCCGGGGTCCTGGGCAATGACGTAGGCCAGGGCCGTCAGCATAGTCTGGGTCTTGCCGCTTTGGGCCGAAAAACAGAGCGTGATTTGCCGGATGGCCGGGTCTTTGAAGTCTTCCAGAGGCTGCCGAACATAGGGCGTCTGTTCCGTGCTGTAGCGGCCAGGATAGGCCGTTGATCGGCTCGAAAGCTCAAGATTGATCTCCGCCCATTGCCATGGGTTCAGGTTCGCCGGCGGTCTCCAGGCCGTTGTCCATAGGGGCGTCAATGTCGGATGAAAGTTTGCCAAGAGCATGAAGGATTTCCTGTTCAAGTTTCTTCTGGATCATGGGCCAAGGCAGGCCCTCCAGTTGCGGGGCCAGCTTGCCGGGCAGGTTGGTCAACGTGGCCTTGGCGCTAACGATCTGCCGGAATAACCAGGTCTTGACCTCGGACTTGGGCAGAAGCTCCCGGCGCTCCCGCTGCAGATCCAGCAAGTTTTTTTCCGCTTTGCGCAACAGCTCCACGGCCTGGGCATAGGACCGGAACACGGCTTCCGGTGCGTTTCCGTCCTCCATGGCTCTGCCCCAACGCTGAAAAGCCATGACCTCGGCTTGGCGCAGGCGGGACAGGGCCGGATCAAGACCTGGCTCCATGCCGACCTCCGGAGGCAGATCCACGGATCTGTCTCCGCCACCAGATGGCGCCGGGGCCTCGGGCACGGCTAGGGCTGGGTTGATGATTCGCCAGTGGTTGCGGGCGTATTCCAGCACGGCGTCCAGAGGGTATTCGCCGGATGCATTGCGCCGGATCAGTCCCTTTCCGGCATGCCGGTTGACCGTGGCCCGGGTGCAGTCCCAGCCACGGGCCAGAAGCCATTCAAAAACCCGGTTCACATTGGGCAACGCCGCGCCCGATGCCGAATTGTCAGGGATTTCAATACTAAGTGACTGAATTTTCATTCTTGTTTCGGTTTTATTTCAACGTGTCGCATGGTGAAACACCGCGCCACTGGCGACCCCTGTCAGCTCGGGTTCGGGAGAGGACCCACGATTCCCGGCTCGTGTCACCCGGCCTCCTGTTGCCTGCGATGCTTGCGGCGACAGCGCCGGGCCTTGGCTGCCATGATGGTGGGGCATGCCTTCGCGTCCTCACTGGGGTCTTCCTGTTTGGTTCTGGTTTGCTCGGGATCGTGCCACGGGTTGATGATCTTTCCTCGCAATGGGTTCTTGTGCATGGGTGCTCCTACGCTTTGATGTTGGTGCCCTGGGTCGCCTGGAGCGACTCCGCTACTCTCTTCAGCAGCTTGTGTCCGGCGTTCAATTGTTCTTTGAACTCGCTGATATTGCTGTGAAACTCTGAGGGAAAGACTAGCTTATCCAGCTGCATGAGCAGGCGTATGGTTTTGATATCCGCCTGGTAAATCTTTACGAGGTCGGGCTTCTTGACTTTCATGGTGGACTCCTACAGCCGTCGGGTTGCGCGTTTGAAAATTGCCACGCGACCCCGGATCAGGTCCGCAGTGTCCCGGAGCTGGCCTTCCAGGTCCTGGACTGTGCCCAGGGCTCCGCCTGGGTCGGTGGTCAGCGTGTCGCTGCAGTACTGGGCCAGCTTGTCCAGCTCGGCCACGGCCTCGTTGATGCCGTTCTGAAATTCTATGAAGGGTTGCGTGGTTGTCAGGTTCATGGTGTTTTCCTCCAAATGTTAAACAAACGGACTGCCTTCGTCGTGGTGATCGGCGCGTCTGTAGTCGGGATGACTGTAGTCTATGCGGGCGGTGTGGAGTTGGGCGGCCAGAGTGTTATGCCTGGACGCGGTCCCCAATCCGGTCAGGTCCACCAGGGACCAGCCGCGTTCACTCATGGCGGCCAGGGTGGAGCGTCCGACGTGCCCGGGGTGGCCTCGATAACACGCACAGTACTTGACCGCAGTTTCGTTGCCTCGCTCCAGCCACAGGATGCCGTCGTAGCACTGTCCGCAGTAGTGTTGTTGGGCCGGTGCGGTCGGTGTTGGATCTGCTGCCAGCCACTCCAGGTGGAGCTGCCGGAACAGCTTGGGGATGTTGCGGGGCCAGCGATCCATGTCGTCGGTGACGCGCCGGACGATGTACGGCACGGCCTCGGACGGGATGGACTCCATGCGCTCCAGCCATGCGGCGATAGCCTCAGTGTTCGGGAGGGGCGCCGGTCCCAGATATCTCTCCATCTTGGCCACTGCTGCTTTGAATTCGGTGGTCGTCATTGCATTTTTCTCCTGGCCAGTTCGGCCTCCACGGCCTCTACGTCGATTCCGGTGCTCGGGGACCTTGTGGGGTTTGCAACAGGATCTTCCCAGCGGCGGTTGTTGAGCCATGTTGCTATGTCCGGTGGGTATTCTCCGTATTGCAGGGACAAAGCCTTGATGCGCTCCACGAGGAATTCAGGCGTAACGCCTCCCTGGCTTACGGCCCTTTCAAAGGCCTTCTGGCCAGGGTGTTTTCCGTTTTTCTGGCCGGACCTGGCCGGATAGGCGCTGAAGAAGGCTTCGTACTCGGGGGTGTATTCATGCCGGGTTTTGGATTTGGGGGTCTTTTTTTGGGGGGCATCAGGAACGACGTATGTATTTTCTTCTTTCTTCGGAGATGGAATAGGAGATGGAATAGGAGATGGGGCATTGCCGTTCGCATGCATTGGCAATGCGGATTCATGCGAACCGCATATGCCGTCGCATTCAGTCGCATATATTGCCGGATCTGGACCCGTTCCACGGCGGCTCTCCCAGCGGGCGGCCGCTGCCTTGCGGCCGGCCTCTGAGCGCGCCTGAGCCGTCGCGGCGTAGCCGTTGTGTTCGGCCCATTCGTGGAGGACGTAGCCGTCACCGATCTCGTCCAGCCAGCCACATGCCCCCAAAATCTCCGCGAACTTTCCGGGTACTCCGTCCCAATCCACGGCCAGCTCTATTTCCTCCGCAGAGTAGATTTTATTGGCGGCGTGACGGTTTTGCGCGGCATATGCCCATACACGTTGCAGGGATATGACGCCTTCAGGTCCTAGCGCGCGTTTCAGTTTTTTTGTCTTTGGGTGATCGAAGAAGCCGCAATTCACGCGAAAGTCCGCCATAATGGTGCCCTCAGCAGCGTTTTTCTTGATTTGGCGCCAAGACGTTATGCTTTCCGATCAACAGGATGTCCTTTTGCTTGTGGTAGGTCGCGGGGTCGGTCATATTGTGGGCACCTCAGGGTTGTGGTCGTCGGGTATGGGCATGCTTGGCCGCCACGTAGACTCCCCGCTAGTCAGCTTCTCCGGCTAGCGGGGAGTCTTTTTTTCATTCTGGACCATCGGCTGTAAGCAGCCGCAGCCGGTTCGCAAGCTGCCCGAGGTTGCATCCGATTTGCCCTGCCTCGGGAAACTGATCGTGGAGTTCGGCCCGTGAGGTTATCGCCGCGATGAGGGATATGGTTTGGCTGATGGCCGCGATGGTCTCATCTACGTTGGATTTTACGCGGGCGGCGTAGACCCGGTGTTCCTGCAGGGCCTGCCCTGCGCTGGCCATGTCTGCCCGGAGCTCCACGAGGTTCTGGGCTGCATGGTGTAGGGCGTCCATGTGCTCATTGATGTCGGCCCGGACCAGGCCGACCAGATGTCGAGCGGTGTCGATGTCCATGTCGTCATCGTTGCCGACAAAAAATCCCAACAAAGATAGGCTCTTTTCGATTTCGTCGATAGCGCGAATGGTGGTCATGCGGTCCTCCTGGGGGTAGTGGTGATGACGATGTGCGGCCGGCCGTCGATGACCACGCCACGGACTCTCGGGGCCGGTGGCCGGGTCAGGCGTGCCCAGACCTCCGGCGTGATCGGTATGGGTGCGGGGTGTCGGGTCATCGGCGTGGCCTCCGTCGGTCTTGTTCGTGGGCGGCCAGCTGTTCCCAGTGGTAGAGGGCCGCGACGAACCTCCTCAGTTCGTCGTCGTCGAGGTCGCGCAGATCGTCGCGGGTCATTGCGCGATCGAATGCCTCGGCCAGGGCCAGGGCCACGGGCCGGGGGCGTCGGGGGATGTCATCGGGTGTGGGCACGGCGTCACCTCCTACTGCTGCACCTGGCTCGGCAGGGTGACCGAGGGGCGCGACGCCATCCACGCCTGAATGTCGCTCTCACGCCACCCAACGGACGATCCGCCCAGGCTCAGCGGGGCTGGAAATTCCTGGTTCTTCACCCACCTGTAGATTGTCGATTTGCCGCGAATGCCGATGGTCTGCATGACCTCCCGGAGCCTGATTATTCGGTCTGCCATATGAAACCCTCCTGTGATTCGTGAGACGAATAGCCGCCTCATGTGTTGCCGTCGCACTACATGAAACACGTATTGCCGTGGCAATACATACATGTCAAGAAAATATTGCTACAGGAAGACAAAACCCCGAAGGAGCTGTCTTCATGAAAAGCAATGTTAGAAAAATTATGGAAGAGAAAGGCGTTACTGTTCGGGATCTTATGGTGAAAGTTGACGAAATTTTTCCGCGAACCCATGAGACTGGAAAAAAGAAGGGACAGGTTTTGTACACTTCCTCGAAAACGATCATGAACGCCCGTGATGATGGAAAAATTGAATCCTGCAGCTTGGCAACGTTGAAGATGATTGCCCGAGCTCTTGGCGTGTCCATCCATGATCTATTCTCCGACCGTCCTGATTCAGAATGACGGCTAGTTGTCCTGTCCATGAAAACGAAAAACCCCGTGAACCGATATGGTCCACGGGGTTATGTTTGCCCGGATGCAGGAGAAAAAATCTAGGCGGACAGATTATCTTTTCGGATCTTTTTTGTGTCCCCTAAATAATATGTTGAAATTTTAGGCTAATTTTTAAAAATGTCCAAAAAATGTCCAAACTACAACGCCCTTTTTATCAGCTTAAACAAACTCTGCTTGTTTAACCTAGCCCACTCATCAAGACTCTCAGGGAATTGTTCTCGCTCTGGGTCCTCGCCGATCGCCGTGAGAATAATATGTAAAAAATCAAGGAATCTGCCTCCGTACAGAGGCTTTCCTGTTTCATCCACGCCAATTTTCTTTGCTTCGCTCCTTGCCGACCAGTCTGATTTTGTGTGAATTTTCATGGCAGATTGCCATATATAGGAGAGGTCTTGAACAAGTTCCGTTCGAGCCGATTTAATATTTGGCTTGTCAACGCGGGCATTATTCTCTTGAATCCATTTTCTGGCGAGCTTGATCACTTCAGAATAATCTATTTCGTCAACCCATTCGTCAAAACCTGTATGGGTTCTTGCCCAAGATTTCGCGTACATTCTGACGCAATCTGGATCTGCCTTGCTTAAATTGATTCTTCTTGGTGGTTCGGCATATGAGAGCATTCGCTTCAATGCATTAATCGCCTGATTAAGACCGTGTGTTACGTCGTATGCGTCACCTGTGTCGTAATAATAATCCCATACAATTTTGCCTGAATACAAAGCTCTTAATTCTTCAGCTTTTGTAAGAAGTTTACGTGCTTGATTAAGGCTTGAATCAATTTTTGAATATTCACCATGCAAGTCATATTTTCTTTTATAGGCCAAAAGGGTGTCATGAACTTTATGTAACCATTTTTTTTGTCCAAACGGCGGGTCAAGGTGAGGTTTTACTAATCTCTCAAAATATTCTTGGTTGAAAAATGGATTTTTTTGTTGTGTTAAGAAGTCCCATTCTTCGCTGACCGGCTTGCGGGTTCTTCCGCTGACACTGGAAGCAATCATGATCTTGTCCTTGTCCTCATTCAGGATCACACCGACAAAAACCGCCGGGGGTCCACGCTCAGCACTTCGGCCAGCTCGCGGGCGTTCTGCTTGCCGATGGGGCGATTGGTGTTCTCCATCCCGGAAATGTGCTGGCGGGGAATGCCCGTGGTCTTGGCAAGCTGTTCCTGGGTCGTGTCTTCGCGGTATCTTGCACCTCTCAACATGGCCGCCGGGGACATATCCAGAAGTTTTTCCGCTTCGATCAT